GAATGATAGTTCTCATGAAAACCGAGTACACGATTGATGACCTGAGTTATGAGAAACTCAAATACTCAAGGACGGCAACAATCGACTCATCTCACTAATTGACGAATCACTATATAAGTGGTATGATACTGAAGTAAAAATCATTCGATTATGGCAAAAGGATTCACTGTAAAAGCAAACCCACCAAAACCATCAGTAAAAGAAGAAGAGTGGGATTATGCATTAGCAAAAGAAATGATTAAAGGAAAGACAGTAGTATTCTGTCTACCAGGTAGGAGCGTTTCATATACTTATTTGAAGCACTTTGTTCAATTATGTTTTGATTTGGTACAAGCAGGTGCAAGTATTCAGATTAGTCAAGACTATAGTTCCATGGTGAACTTTGCACGTTGTAAGTGTCTCGGAGCAAATGTTTTAAGGGGACCCAATCAAATTCCCTGGGACGGACGTTTGCAGTATGACTATCAGTTATGGATTGACAGTGACATTGTATTTACTTCAGAGAAGTTTTGGCAATTAGTATTAATGGATAAGGATATTGCCGCTGGTTGGTATGCAACAGAGGATGGATCAACAACATCCGTTGCACACTGGTTAGAGGAAGACGATTTCCGTGGTAATGGTGGTGTGATGAATCACGAAACGGTTGAGAGTATTTCAAAGCGTCGTAAACCATTCACAGTTGATTACACAGGATTCGGATGGCTCTTAATCAAAAACGGGGTGTTTGAGCATTCTGAGATGAAGTATCCATGGTTTGCACCAAAGATGCAAGTCTTTGAGAGTGGCGAAGTACAAGACATGTGTGGCGAAGATGTCTCATTCTGTCTTGATGCCAAGGAAGCAGGTTTTGAGATTTGGTGTGATCCTCGCGTTCGTGTCGGACATGAAAAAACTCGCGTTCTCTGAGACTTATGGAAATATATCCAGATACAGATCGATATAAAATCCTTGTAAAGGGTAAAACCAAATATAATGACTTGACAACGGATGAATTTTTCGATAAAATTCAAGACATGGCAGACAACTTCTATGCCAATAAGGGTCCTGGTCCCGATCAAGTATCCTTTCAGTACAACTCTCAAGGTTCTTATGGGGAATCAATTTCGATAGGATCTACATATCCTCAAAGACCCACAAACACAATTACTATAAGCATATAGGAGATTTATCATGGCAATGCGAAAAGGTGGCGGATACGTCGAAGGAAAGCCCAAGAAGTCTCGTCAGGGAAGAGGCCAGCATACTAAGTACGCTGCGTCTTCTCGTAACAAAGCACGTAAAAAGTATCGTGGACAAGGTAAGTAATTAACTTTTAGACAGTATTCAACTCCCAACATTCAATTAATGTTCAAGAGGTAATACGCAAGTTAATATACAATCAATATTCAAACGGTAATGTTTAATTAACATTCAATTCCTAATATTTGAAAGGAGGTAGCAATACCTCCTTTTTTAATGGAAAATAAATATCGAATAGGGATAGGAACCCCTCAAAAAGTTCTGTTTTAAATAAAACAGGAGCACTATGGGCAATTTAAAAGTCGATAGAAACAAGGACTACATGTACCAAATGTGGGGAACTACGAGTTTAATTACTGATTATTGGTCTATGCCTACCCAATCAAATGATCCGGAAGACTTTACAATGGAAGAACTTGAAAAAATGAAAAATACTGATAAATAATTGAAAAAAGTCATTTACAATGGCGATTAAAAGAATATCAAGATCATTCAAAGACATTAGTTTATCATTTGATAGACATCCAATCACTGGGGATATCCTTACTCTCACAAATGAAAGAGCAATTACGCGATCAATTCGCAATATTGTCGAAACTATCCCCAGTGAGCGATTTTTTAACACTGACTTTGGATCAGATGTGAGATCTTCTTTATTCAATAATATGGACTACGGAATTATTGGTATTATTCAAGATCAAATTTTACAAGCGATTCGAAATTATGAACCAAGAGTTGAAAATGTTGATGTAAATATAAATCCCCTATTCGATGACAATTCTCTTGATGTCACTGTTATTTTTGATATCATTGGACAAGATTTTCCAACACAACAATTCACATTCGTTCTAGAAGCAACGAGATAAAATGCCATTTACAAATTATACAAACTTAGATTTTGATCAAATAAAGACAGAAATTAAGAATTACCTCAGGGCAAATTCAAATTTCACAGATTTTGACTTTGAGGGGTCAAATTTATCAATTTTAATTGATATTTTGGCATATAACACCTATATTTCATCATTTAACTCCAATTTGGCAGTTAATGAGGTGTTTTTAGACTCTGCAACAGTCAGAGAAAATGTAGTATCTCTTGCAAAAAATATTGGATATCTCCCCAGATCCAAAGCAGCAGCAAAAGCAACGGTTTCATTTGATATTTCTGTTAACAATTCAGTATCATCAGTCAAATTACAACCAGAATTGGTCTGTGTAGGAAGAGTAGATGACTCATCTTACATATTTTCCATCTCTGAAGAGATTGAAAGGTCTGCAGTTAATGGAGTAGCATCGTTTTCTAACATAGAAATATATCAAGGAAGGTATTTAAGGCAACAATTTACCGTAGATGCTTCACTAGATCAACGTTTTATCATCCCAAATGCGAATGTTGATACAAGTACAATACGTGTTTATGTCAAAAATATTGGTCAAAGTGATCCAGGTGAGCAATATTCCCTTGTAAATAACCTTTTAAACATAAATTCACTATCGAAAATATACTTGATTCAAGAAGTTAAGGATGAAAAGTATGAAATTATCTTTGGTGACGGAATTTTTGGCAAAAAATTGGAAAATAATTCAGTTGTTACGATAGATTATGTCGTAACTGATGGCAGAGATGGTAATGGAGCATCTAATTTTGATTTTGTTGGCAGTTTGAAAGATGGAAATGGAAATAATATTACCCCAATAACAACACCATCTGTAACAACCGTTCTATCTGCCCGTAATGGGGCAGAAATAGAGTCAGTTGACTCTATTAGATACTATGCACCTAGAATTTATTCCTCGCAGTACAGAGCAGTTACAGCAAGAGACTATGAAGCATTAATTAAAACAGAAATTTATCCAAATGCGGAAATTGTAAATGTAATTGGTGGTGAAGAATTAGATCCTCCAGAGTTTGGGACCGTAAAAATTGCAATAAAACCAAAAAATGGACTTTATATTTCTGATTTTGATAAGCAACAAATTTTATCAAAACTATCTCAGTATACAATTTTAGGAATAAATCAAAAAATTACTGATATTAAGGTTCTTTACGTTGAGTTAGACTCATCAATTTACTATGATTCCTCAAAATCTTCTACTCCAGAGGACATAAGAACAAAAGTTATGTCAACATTGACCAATTTTAGTAATTCGATTAATTCTTCAAAACTAGGTGGAAGATTTAGATATAGTAAAGCTGTAAAATTAATTGATGACAGTGATAAAAATATCACCTCAAATATTACAAAAATTTTGATAAGACGTAATATTAATGCATTGATAAATCAATTTGCAGAATATGAACTCTGTTATGGAAATCAATTTTATGTAAATCCAGATGGAAAAAATATAAAATCTACAGGATTTAAAATCTCCTCAGGATTATTTCCAAATGCAATTGATGCTACAAAATTTGTATATCTTACTGATATCCCAAATGAAGATAAAAAGACTGGAAATTTAGCAATTATTCAACCATCAACTGATCCAACCAAAAATGCATTAACAATTGTGAAATCTGCGGGCGTAGTTGATTATGTTACGGGAGAAATTAGATTGAATTTGGTAAATATAACATCCACAGAACTTCCAAATAATGTTATTGAAATTCAGGCTGTACCAAATTCCAATGACATTATAGCATTAAAAGATTTGTATGTGTCCTTAGACATTCAAAAAAGTAAAATAAATATGTTAAAGGATGTTATTACGTCTGGTGAAAATACATCTGGAATTTTATTTACAGATAGTTATTACAGATCAAGTTACTCTAATGGTAATCTAACAAGGAAAGTAATATGATACAGAAGGGTTTTGAGAGCAAAATTCAAATTCAGGACATTATTGAAAATCAAATACCTGAATTTGTCACTTCAGATAATCCAAAATTTACTGAATTTTTAAGGCAATATTACGTAAGTCTTGAAAATCAGGGATCTACTTATGATATCATAGATAATTTAAGTGATTATGTAAAATTAGATAATTTTAGACCCGAAATTGTAAGTGGATCTATTATTTTAAATAGCGATATTTCCTCCACTGATACCGATATTACCGTAAGTAATACAAAAGGATTTCCTGAGAAGTATGGTCTGATTAAAATAGGCGATGAAATTATTACATATAAATCTAAAAACTCAACTCAGTTTTTGGATTGTGTAAGAGGATTTAGTGGTGTTGATAAGTATGGAAAGACATTATCATTTTTAGATACTAATGCTAATTCTCATACTAGTGGTTCAAGTGTCGAAAACTTAAGTGTATTATTTTTAAAAGAATTTTACAATAAAATAAAGTTCACTTTACTTCCAGAGTTAGAATCAACATCTTTACATAAGGATGTTAATCTAAATTTATTTTTAGCTAACTCTAGTAGTTTTTATAGATCCAAAGGTAGTAATGAATCTATAATAATGCTTTTTAAAGCATTATATAATATTGAACCAATAGTTGTTGACTTAGAAAAGTATCTAGTAAAATCATCTTCTGCAAACTATCTAAGAAGAAATGAGGTAATTTTCCAAACGGTATTTAATTCTTCTAATCTAGATCCTTTAAAATTAATTGGACAACAGATTTTTAAAAATGATAATTTAAGTTCATCAGCTCCAGTATCCGAAATTGAAATTTTAACCAGAGAAGGAAGGTCATATTTCAAATTTTTATTCTTTATTGGCAATGACGAAAACACTTCAAGTCCTGTCGATAATTTTAACGTAACTCCATCATCAAAACTTGTAACCTCAATACAGGCATCTAATAATCAAACAACAATCACTTTAGACTCTACTGTTTCATTTAAAGACAGTGGCAGTGTTTTTTATGTGGATAGCAATGGTAATAAAATAGTAATTTTTTATAGAGAAAAGACTCTTAATCAACTATTAGGTTGCTACACTAGTGGATATGAGTATATAAATGTAAATATACCAAAATCTTCAATCGTTTACGATAACGACTTATATTTTGGATATGAAAATGGAGATACTGAGAAGAAAGTAGAATTAATATTAGTATCAAATTCAACATCTGTAAATGTAAATTATACTGATAAAAAATATTCTTTTGCAAAAGATGAGATTGGGTATGTAACATCTTTTGGAAATCCTTTAGACACAAATGAATTAAATAATTTATCTAAGATTGAGAGAATTTCAAAGTCTTTATATTATAATACATCAATTAGGTATCAAGTTTCATCTTTTAGTGGAAGAACCTTGATTTTAAAATCAAGGATTGATGATCCCTCTGTTCTTAGAGTAGGTGATGCTGTAGAATTTTTAGAACGAAATACTGAAATTAATGCTAGAGAAATAAATCAGAATATTTCATCAACAATTGAAGAATTGACTTCTGCAGTTATTTTAAGAATATTGGGTCTATCGGATGGAACTTATCAAGTAGAAATAGATCAATCTACTTCCAAATTAAGTAGCAATAAAACTTATGATATTCGTAGATTGGTAAAAACCACATTAAGTAATAATATTCCTTTTGAATATGAAAATTTAACAACAGATATTATAAACACATACACTGATGATGACAATTCTCTTTATATTGCATCAAATTCATTACCATCATATTTGATAGATAACAACATATTTGAATATCAAATAGAATCGATAAGTGATTATCTTGAAAATAAATTTAAATGGTCTTCAATTTTACTATCTACCTCAACTGTAAATGGTCGTGTTGTTTATCCATCTTTAATTAGTGGTGATATCATATACTATGATTACACAGGGTCTCCAATAGATGGATTAAGAAGAGGAATTTATTATATTGAAATAGATGCAAATTCTAAAAATAAATTTAAACTTTACAACTCAAGAACTTCAATAGGTAGTTCTAATTATGTTTTAATTAATAGTGATACAATTCCAACTGGAACACATACTATTACATTATATGCACAAAAATCTGATTCCAAAAAACTATCATCTAAAAAATTATTTAAAAAAGTATTTAATGATAGCACCGAAATAAATGGAAATTATGAAATTGGTACCAAACCTGTAGGAATTTTGGCTAACGGAGTTGAGATTATTAGTCCAAACTCTTCAGATGGAATTTATTATGGACCTATTGAATCTGTTACGGTTATCAGTTCCGGAAAAAATTATGATATTTTAAATCCTCCACAATTAAGATTCGAATCTGGCAATGCCAAGATAGAACCTGTTCTACATGGAAATATATCAGAAGTTGTAGTTGATCAGCAATTATTTGATATTAAAGAACCAGTTAATTTAACCGTGTCTGGTGGAAATTCAAAAAATGTAGTTTTAAAGCCAATTGTATTGTTAGATAGTAGGTCTGTCACTTTTAATGCTAGAGGTGTAGACCAAGGTGGAGGTTTAGATCCTTCTGCGGATACAATAACTTTCATAGATGATCATAATTTTTATAATGGTCAAAAAGTGTATTATGATATTAATGATATCAATAATGCACCAATTGGAATTGGATTTTTTGATACTGAAGGACCATCATACACTAGTCTATCAAACAACTCTTCATTTTTTGTTGATGTAGTAAACTCTCGGACAGTAAGATTATATCCATCAAAATTTGATTATAGTGCAGGAATTAATACAGTCGGATTAGGTACTGAAGGAAATACCGGTATCCATAAATTTAGAACAGAACCACAAAAGAAACTGAAAAAAGTTGTAGTAGAAAATCAGGGAAGTGGTTTCACCTACAGGAAATTGCCAGTATCACAATCCGCAATTTCAACCACTCATAATCTTGTAACTTTTAAAAACCACGGATTTGAAAGTGGTGAATTAGTATCTTACACCTATGAAACAAGTCCTATAGAAGGACTATCAAATCAAAATCAATATTATATACTTAAATATAATAACGATTCATTCCGCTTGTGTAATGCTGGAATTGGTGGAACTATTAAAACAAATTATGATCAAGAAAATTATGTTAAATTTAATTCTACTGGTTCTGGATATCAGTATTTTAAGTATCCAGATATTGAAATAAATGTAACATACCAAAGTATAGTCGATAATTCTCAAAACACAATTGTTGCTACTCCAAAAATTTATGGTGGTATAATAGACACATATGTCTACGAAAAAGGTTCTGATTATGGATCAACAATTTTAAATGTTGAGAAAAAACCAAAAGTCAATGTTTTATCTGGAAAAGATGGATTGATAAAAGTTATAACTGAAAGTGGAAAAATAATAAGAGCATTAGTTTTATACTCAGGATCCGATTATTATTCAGTCCCCGATCTAGAAATAACTGATCCAACTGGTAGTGGAGCAATTTTAAGGGCGGAAATATTAAATGGAAAACTTTTTGGAGTACAAATTATTGACCAAGGAATAAATTATAGTAAAGACCTAACCGAAGTTACTATAAAAAATAGGGGAAATGGTGCAATTTTTTCTGCAAATATTAGAAAATTGTCTGTAGATAATTCTTTCAAGTATGGAAAACAATATCAATCTAACAGAGAACCATCATATGATATTATAGAAACTTCTGAAGGGAAACTAACATATTCAATTATTGGATATAGACAAGAATTATCAAACTTTTTTAATATAACACCTTCAAGTCATTCTCCAATTATTGGTGTTGCATATGATGGAAATCCAATATATGGACCTTATGGATTTTCGGATCCAAATAATTTTCAGTCAAGTTTTAAATTAATGGAGAGTGGGTATTCTTTAGATCCAAATAGTGTGACGAATAGACCATCTCTATCTCTTTTCCAATCTGGTTACTTTACGGAAGATTATAAATTCACTAATACTGGAGATCTTGATGAATTTAACGGTCGTTTCTGCAAAACACCAGAATTTCCTAACGGAACCTACGCTTACTTTGCAACTACAAAAACTACTGGTTCAGAGATTATAGCTAAATATCCTTATTTTATTAAAAACTATAGAAATAGACCAGTAACAGAAAATATTGATGGATCATTAAATCAATCTTCAAGTGTTATTGGTTTAAAGAGAAATACTACACCATACATGGAATCTAATACAGATTCTAAATACGATTTCTTTGTTACACCAAAATCTACAGTTACAAACACTATACAGGTGGATAGTGTAACAAGAGGATCTGTAGATAATATTAAAATTCAAAATGGCGGGTCTAATTTTAAAGTTGGGGATAATCTTAATTTTAAATCTACCGATTCTGGATATGGTTTAGATGTAAAAGTTACTAAAGTTTTAGGAAAAAATATTACAGACCTATCAACTGAATATAAATTCTACCAATCAAAATTATATAAGATAGGAGATTATGAATATGAGATAAAGATATTGCCATCTCATGAAATTTTAAACAACTCAAAGGTTAGTATATCTGGACTTAATACATCTTTTCAGTTTTTAAAAAACTTGCATGTTGCCAATGTAAAAGAATTTTCTACTAACTTGACAGAATCTTTGTCCTTAGGATCAAATTCTGTAGGTGTTGTAACTGACATTGTAGTTGACAACTTACCTTCACAAATATCTATTGGTGGATCTATTAGAGTAGATAATGGATCTGTTGAAAATTATTATGAAGTTTTAAATTTTTATGAAAAGTATAGTACAATTAGATGTTTAAAGACAATTGGTAGCGACCAAAACATAGAATCTGGTTCTAAAGTAACTATATTACCAACAAGGTTTACAATTAATACAAAAACTAAATCTGAAAGTACACCATCAAAAGAAAATAATTTAATATATTTCAATCCATCTGAAGTTGTTGCAATTTCTACTCTCAGTGGAGCAACCGTCCCATTATCATTTAAAATAGGTTCTTCTAGTGTAAATGTAGAAATTCCATCAAAATCAATTTATATCCCCAATCATAATTTAAACAATGGGCAAAAGGTAACTTTCAATAGATCTGACACTAATGTGGGAGCATTTATTGTAAGAGATTCGGAATATAGAGCTTTTTCCATTTTTGAGTCTGGACAAACTCAAAGAAATTTGTGGATTATTAAAAAGTCTGATGATGTGATCGGAATTGCAACAAGATCGGTAGATGTATATGGAACAGATGGTCTTGCTTTTTATGATGAGACAATTACAGTATATAGTGATACATATAAAGATTATTATATTGATCCTGGTTATTCCGAAACTACATGTCAGATAGATCAAATAATATCTACAGTGTCTGTATCAACTTCACATTTATTATCAAATGATGATGAAGTTGAATTAAATGCAAAATCCAATACTACTGTAGGATTTGGGCAAACTGATTTCATAAAATTAAGATATTTAAGTAGTATTGATGATATTTCAGTCAAAGATTATGTTTTTTCCCCTACTGATGTAGATTTGACGGAAAATAAAATTAATATCGTAAATCACCAACTGAACAGTGGTGATGCAGTTTATTATATTTCAACATCAGTTATTGGAGGAATAACGACTGGAATCTACTATGTAAATAGGGAAGATCCCCATAATATAAAATTATCTGAAACATATAAAAATTCCACCTCAAATACACCAATTACTTTAGATCTTACATCATTACCATTTTACGGAACTGAACCACAAAACTTATATTTAATAAGTCCTAAAATAGACGTTCCTAGAAATTCAGATCTAAAATTTGATGTTAGCGATAGTTCTCTAGATGGATATAATTTAGATTTTTATGAAGACCAAAACTTTAGTAAAAAATATATATCTTCTGGATCAGATTTGAACTTTGCAGTTTCGGTTGGTGTAGGCACAGTGACCTTAAAGTATAGTGATAATACACCAAGTGAACTATATTATGCTATAAGTGATTCGGAAAAAGTAATAAAATCTAAAGTCAGTTACTCACATCCAAATAAAATAAATTATGTTGATAGTGTTTATAATAATAAATTTACTATATTTAATTCTTTAGATACGAAGTTTTCATTTTATTTGGATCAGGTACCAGAAGCACTAAATTACACACAAAGTAATACCGATACATTAGAATACTATACATCGTCTCCTACAGCAACAGGATCTATCATCTCTACTAATATAATAAATGGTGGATATCTGTACACTAATACTCCAAATTATAGTGGTAGTAATAGTTTAAATGGGAGTTCGGAAATTATTATTGCAGAATCTAATTCTATTGGAAAATTAAATTCAACTCTATTTAAAAATACTGGGTTTGAATATTCTTCTGATACAACATTATCTCCAAAAATAGAATTTTCAAAGCAGATTGATATTATTGATAGTCAATATGTTACTAACGTTGAAGTGGTATCTGGTGGGTATGGTTTTTATTATGAACCAAATCTGGTAATTGTAGAATCTAATAGTGGAAAATTAGTTAATAATGGTTCAGTATCTGCTACACTAAGTGATGGATCACAGGGCACAAAATCAATTGTTTCAGTAGAAATAAACACGCCAATAACTGGATTAGCAAATACACCAGTAGAAATTCGTAGTATTAACAATACAAACTCGATAAGAATTGACAAAGTAACATCTTCCACTTCTGGCATTTTAACTTGCACTTTAAGTACTCCAACTATTGGATATCCTAGTAATAATCAACCATTTGCAAATGGATCTGAAGTTTTTGTGGAGAATATACAAAATGTTGAAAACACTGGAATAGGTTTTAATTCTGCAAATCATGGATATTCATTCTTTAAAGTAATAAGTTATTCGAATACAATTCCAGCTACGATAGAATTGGAAATACCAAAATTGTTTGGTAATCCTGGAGTTGCTCTGACAACACAACTTAATACATATGCTTCTGTATCTTCAAAAGAAAATTATCCAATTTTCAAAGTAACGCAGGATTATGCAGACTTTTTAGAAGGAGAAACTATTTTAGTTTTAGATAATAATGAAGTTATTGAAACAGATTTGATTATAGTAAAAGCACAACAAAATAAGTTAAAATATTTTGGATCATATAGATTAAAAGTTGGACAAACACTTAGAGGTTCTTATAGTGGATTTGAATGTAAAATTCAATCACTTTCAGAAGTCGATTGTAGTTTGGAAGTTTCACATCAGAAAAAAGTAGATGTTGGTTGGTTGGATGACACTGGAATGACTAGTGTAGATACTCAATATTTACCTGATAACGATTATTATCAAAATTTATCATATACAATTAAAAGTGAAAAATCGTGGTTAGATGTATCATCTACGGTGAATTCAATTGTTCACCCATCAGGAACTAAAAATTTTGCAGATATGCAATTAAGTTCTAATGCAACGTCTAGAGTATCTATTGGTACAGTTGGAGATGCTAAACTAGAATCTGTCACATCACTATTTTCTTCTGGCAATACGCAAGAAGTAAGAAATTTTGAAATGGTTGTTGATGGTAATGTTATAAATGACTCGTTCACAAATGAAATTAAATTTAATTCACTCAAATTAACATCATTTAACTTAGTTGAATCAAATAGAGCTTTGGAGTTTGATGACATATCATACTTATTCGCATCTAAAGATGATCTTGAATCGTTTGAAACTCTTAGATTATTAAAATCTAACAATAAACCATATATAAAATATTTAATACAAGGAAAAAATCTAGTGGCTCCCAATATTATTGGCGATCCAATAGATGAGATTCAACTTACAGAAATTATTGTATTATCTGATGTTAAAAGTATCACAAATGCCGAAAAATATTCTTTAAGTAATACTGGAATTGCAACAGGTACAATTTCAAAATATTTTGATGTTTATGCGGATATGGATAATTCTTCTGATATTAAGTTATATTTTAATCCCGCAGATACATTCAACAGCGACTATGAAATTAAAGTTATTTCTACCACTTTTGATGAATCTTTAGTGACAGAAGGAACTAAAGAGTATGATCATGTTCAAACAAAATCTAAAGTAGATATTATTTCTAATAATAGTTCTACAAATTTACTTTCCTTAAGTACATTAACAAAATCTTCTTTTATTTCGGAAATTGCAATACAAAATATTGATCCCAATAATGACATAACCGAATACGTTGAAATTTACTGTGCTACAGATGGTACGAATCAAGTTTATGCAGATTATGTACTCGATACTAGAAAAAATGATGGGTCTATACAATCTTTGGTTAATATAACACCCTCGATTGATACATCTAATAATGTTTTAAGATTAACTTGTTCAAATAATCAAAATAATACTGTAAAAATTATCTCCAATACTATTGTATTTGATTCTTCTCCAACAGTAGGTCTTGGATCTACTTCCCAGTTTAAATTGAATAATCAAAGTGATACCACATGTAGAACAGCGCTAATAGAATCTAGGTATGATGAAATTGTTGGTTTAACTACAATAAGATCATATGATGTGAACTTATTTACATCATTTAAATCTATAATTCAAGTTGTCTCTGGAAATGTAGTATCACTTCATCATGTTTTAGGTGTTCATGATGAAAATAATTCCTACATAACTGAAGCTCCTTTAATCAGTACCAAAGGAACTGGAGGTATTAATAATGTAGTAGGTATATTCACATCTAACATAGAAGATAATAATTTTAATTTAGCATTTATACCATATTCTGAGACTGATACAATAAAAATAAGTCAATATAATAAAGTTTTCTATAAGGTATATGATACCAATGTGAATCCCGAACCTTTAATTAATAATCCATTAAGAGAATCTTTCACGAAAAATTTATATTTTGGCAAAAATAGTCCTTATACAAATAGAACATCTTTCCCTGCAAACTACAAAGGGACACCAATTTTTGCAAAGAAATTTGATCCTCAAGTTTCTTCAATTTTAGACCCATCTACAGGAATATTTACTATTCCAAACCATTTCTTTAGTGATAGAGAGAGATTAGTTTATGAATCCGGTTCAACTTTTGTTGGATTAGGTGCTAGTGATATGCACATTAACCCATCTACAGATATTTCTGGAATAACTACAGATATACTACCAAAAGATGTATTTGCTATAAAAATTAGTGATAGTCAGTTTAAACTTGCTACAAATGAGTCTGATGCAGAAAATTCTATTGGAGTTACATTTACTTACACTGGAACTGGTAATGCCCACAAATTGACGATGGCAAAATTAGATTCCAAATCTCTTGTTTCTGTAGATAACTTGGTTCAGTATCCACTCACTTCAACTAACATAAGTCACGCTACTGCTACTAATGTAGGTGTTGCCGACACTTATATCAGTCTAACAGGAATATCATCAATTTTTCCAACAGATACTATCAAAATAAATGATGAATATATTCGTATTATTGATGTTGGTCGTGCTGAACAAATTGATGGTCCAATAACATACATATCAGGAAATTATGAACTAGTTGAAGTTGAAAGAGGTGCTGTTGGATCTACTGCATCTAGTCATTTGCAAGGAGATACTGTTGATGTATATAAAGGTTCATTTAGAATTAGTGGTGAAAATATAGATTTCACCGCGCCTCCAAAAGGAGCACCTGGTGGAATTGATGAATTAAATGAGAGCAATCTTCCAAGAATTAGATCTAAATTTAATGCTAGAGCATTTTTAAGAAAAAATTATGAAAGTAATTCTATTTTTGACGATTTTTCTGGTAATTTCGATGGTATTACTAGATCGTTTGAATTGACTAGATTGGGAGTATCAACAATAGGTTTTAATACTAATTCTACTAATCCACTTGCTGTTTCTTCTTCTGATCCAGAAACTGTTGGTGCGGGAAATGGTATGTTGTTTATAAATGGATTGTTCCAAAAACCACAGACATTAAATGCAGATACTTACAATTTCTTTATAACTCAAGATGCTGCTGCTGGTGTAAGTACGGTCACATTTACTGGAAATGATCTATTGAATCCTACAACAAATGAATACGATGTAAATACTAATCAAATTCCTAGAGGTGGTTTGATTGTTTCATTAGGATCTACTGCAGGATTGGGGTATGCACCACTGTATGGAGCATCAGTATACCTTAGAACAGATGTTAATGGAGGTATTGGTGAGGTTATAGGTATTGGAACAACAGGAACAGCATTCCAAGGTATTACAACAGCAGACTATAATAATACTACTGGTTTGTTGCAAATAACTACATCTACACAAAATATCGGAATTTTGACTGCCTTTGATACTCGTTTTGTTAAATTGGTGGGATTGTCATTTACATGCTCCGGATATGAAAATGATGGAAGTAGTTTAGATTATCCAACTCACGATAATCCTCTCTCCATTGTCGGAATTTTTACAGATTCCTTTATAGTTGATGTTGGTGTTTCTACAATTACACATCACTACGTTGGTAATGGAACTGTGTTCCCTTATTATGATAGATTGACCTTTGGATCTGGTTATAATGAATACAAGTATCCAGATCAAGGAAGACAACCTATTTCGTATGAATTAGACTATGATTCTCATAGTGGTTCAGATGCAGAATTTAATATTACGGTAGTTGAAGGTGGAGAATTGGATATTCAAGTTACATCTCCTGGAGATGGATATGTAAATCCACGTTTAAAAATAGAATCACCAGATTATGAGAATTTGGAAGTTGTTGGTATTAGTAGACTTGGCATTGGTGCTACCACTGAAACTGGTGTTGGTATGTTAATCAATGTTGAAATTGGTTCAAATACAGACCAAAATGCTCAACCCGTTGGTTTAGGATCAACATTCTTTAACGTTAGTAATTTTAAGATTACACGTTCTGGGTACAAGTTTAAAGTTGGTGACGTATTTACTCCTGTTGGTTTAGTAACAGCTAAAGGATACAGTGAACCAATAGATCAATTTAAATTAGTTGTTTTACAAACATTCAATGATAACTGTTCAGTATTTCAATTAGGGGAATTTGATTACTTAGATTCTATAAAATCATATCAAAATGGCAGTAGAACAGTGTTCCCATTATCATACGATTCTAGAAGAATTAGTTTTGAGACCGATTCAACAAAACAAGAGTCTGCTTTAATTAATATGGATTCATTGCTAGTAATCTTCATTAATGGTGTAATCCAAGTTCCTGGAGAATCTTATGTATTTGATGGAGGTGCTTCTATAACATTTAGTGATCCTCCACTAGAAAGTGATATAATAGAGATGTTCTTCTACGTTGGCACCAGAGGAATTGATTCATCTCTTAATATTGTAGATGAAACAATTAAAATAGGTGATGAATTAAAGATTCAAAATCTTCCCTCAAATACAAACACTCTAGATCAACGAAGAAGGACAGTTCATGATCTTGCATCTTCTGCAGTAACAAGAACTAACCCATACACTCGTGAGGGTATTAGTGATTCTATTTACAGACCTGTTACGTGGATAAAACAAACTCAGGACATTGTTATTGATCAAATAACTTATACTAAAGTAAGAGATTCTTTAGAATCTCAAGTATATCCAACTGCAAGAATAATATATGATTTAAATTCTACAGATAATTATGTTTTTGTTGATAATGCAGATTTATTTGACTATGAAAATAATAGTTCTAAAAACAATTTAATTATTTTACCAAATCAAGAAGCAGTTGGTGGTGCTGCAACTGCCATAGTTGATTCTAATGGATCAATTAGTAGCATAGATGTCACTAACCCAGGTCAAGGATACAATTCCCAACCTTTGGTTAAAATAGCAAATCCAATTATTGGAATTGGAACTAATAGATCTTGGTATAATGTTGGAATTGGAACCACCGCAGATGTTGGAATTGGAACTACAGCAACAGCTTCAGCATCTTTACTACCCAATTCAAAACTTGATACTATAAGTGTTACAAATCCTGGATCTGGATACACAACATCAAATCCACCTCAAGTTATTGTAGAAGAACCAGATATAGTATTCGAAGAAGTTTTATTTGTAGATACTGTTCAAGGATTTAGTGGAATTATTGTTGGTATAGGTACAACAGTAGGAGATACTGACCTTGGCATTGAGTTTGAAATTAGATCTACAAGTCGTCCTGCAGATGATGGATATGCCGATTTACTTCCTGGGTATCCAATTTACATATTCAACACTTCTTGTGGTGAAGGACTAACATCAATTGATCATGATGATACTGAAATAGTTGGAATTTCTACTCAATTTGTAGACAATATTTACATTATTAAACAGATAACAACTACAGATAGTAATACTGGAATTATAACTTGCAATATTGCAAGCGATACAAATCATGTTGGAATAGCAAGTACGGGAACATATATTAATCCAGTAGGTCATTTTTCATGGGGTAAATTGAGTGGATTTAATAGAAGTAACAATCCAATTTCTATAGGTGTTACTGGTAATGTTGTCTCAGGATTATCCACATATCCAGAGATAAGAAGAACAGGATTTAAATCTTCTAAATTGAGAGATGCTGATGCCAAAGGATTGCGTAATAGTGGTTCTCTAGACAAGACCATATAAATAATAGAAAAAATGGTTTAAAATGCCTGCTTTTGTAACGGAACAATTTAGAATTTTAAATACTACCAATTTTGTAAATTCTATTGATAATGGTACTGATAATTATTACATATTTGTAGGTCTACCAAATCCTACTACTGCTGGATTTGGTAGGTCATCAACATGGGATATTGGAGACCCAAATGTGACAAATCCAGTAATTCCAGATCCTACGGACAATATTGATTACTTGCCTCATTATGCAAATACAATGCTTTATGGTAGAAAAGTTACTCCATCTAACGTAAGACGTTGTATTAGAAGAATACCTTGGACTAAGGGTATCAAATATGATATGTATAGGCACGACTATAGTTCAACAAATCTTTCTCCAAATAGTAATAGACCAAGATTATATGATTCGGATTATTATGTAATTAACAGTCAATATCAAGTATATATTTGTATATCCAATGGATCTACTGGTACAGATCCTACAGGAAATGAGTCTTTAGATGAACCAACATTTACTGATTTGGAACCATCAAAAGCAGGAACACAAGGAGATGGTTATATTTGGAAATATCTTTTTAGTGTATTGCCTTCCGATATTGTTAAATTTGATTCAACAGAATTCATTCCACTTCCAAATGACTGGGATGATACTTCTACAAATGCTCAAGTTCAAGCTATAAGAAATAATGCCGACTCTAGGATTAATAAAAATCAAATTAAAAAGGTATTCATAGAAAGATCTGGACCCAGTGGTGCATATTTGTCTGGGGAAGTTGACATTATAGGTGATGGTAGCGGAGGAAGAGTATATATTACTGTGAATGAGTCTGGACAAATAGAAGATGCTACCGTAACTAGTGGAGGAAGTGGATATACTTATGCAATCGTTGATTTGGAACCACTTAGAACTACCGATACTTTTTCATCAGATCCGGCAAAATTAATACCAATTATTCCACCATCATTTGGGCATGGTTATGATCTGTATAGAGAACTAGGTGCAGAAAAAGTATTCATGTATGTAAGAATGGATGATTCTACAAAGGATTTCCCAACAGATACAAAATTTGCACAGATAGGAGTACTAAAAAATCCCCTAAAAAATGTATCAAATTCTAATTTTACTGACGATAGTTTTAATGCCACATATTCGTTGAAAGTAACTTTACCCCAAGGAAGTGTATCACCAGTAATTGGAACAAAAATTAGACAAAAAGTACCAAATGGTGAAGCAGAAGCATATATTGCTTCTTATGATTCTGTAACTGGAGTACTAAAATATTTTCAAGATAGATCATTACAATATTCTTTATCAACCAATGATCAATCTGATTATGCTGGAATTTCATCATCCGGAAAACTTTTCCAATTTGAAGGATCAAATCCGATAAATGGAGATGCTAATGATTTCGTTGCTTATATTGACACATCTTTCGATGGATCGGAATTACAATTAACTGATAGAGTTGTTAATTTAGGTTCTTCATTCATATCTGGCGTTTCTCAACCCGAAATAAATAAAACATCTGGAGATATTATTTTTATTGACAATAGAGCTTTGGTAACAAGGAACTCTAGACAAAAAGAAGATATTAAAATCGTTCTAGAATTTTAAAAAATGGCACAAAAAACAAATTTTAACATAAGCCCCTATTTTGATGATTATGATAGTGGAAAGAATTTTCATAAGGTACTTTTCACACCAGGAAAATCAATACAGACTAGGGAATTAAATACAATTCAATCTATATTACAAAATCAAATTGAGTCTTTTGGAAGTCATGTTTTCAAAGAAGGAACACCAGTTGCGGGCGGAGAAATATCTTATGATCCTTCCTATAATGCAATAAAACTTAATAATGTTTCTTTTGGAGTAGATATTAGTTTATATATTGAAAAATATGAAGGAAAACAGATTAAAGGTCAAGTATCAGGAATAACTGCAAAGGTTCAAAAAGTTGTTCTTACAAATACTAGTGGTGTAGATTATATTACTTTATATGTTAAGTATCTTGAATCTGGAGAAGAATTTAATGGTGGAGTTTTTATAGATGGTGAATCTTTACTATCAACAGAAGCAATAACATATGGAATAAACAATACAGTAATTGCATCTGGGTCACCATTTGCATCATTGATTGCAGAAGAATCTACAGATATTGGAACTGCAGTTTCTATAACTGAAGGTATCTATTACATCAGAGGAAACTTTGTACGTGTAGATAAAGACACACTGATACTTGATTACTATACAACAAATTCTTCATACAGAGTTGGTCTAAGTGTTAATGAGGAAATTATATCTGCAAAGCAAGATAATACTCTCTTCGATAATGCAAAAGGATTTACTAATTTTGCTGCCCCAGGGGCAGATAGATTTAAAATTTCAACTAAATTATCTAAAAAATCTTTAAATGATTTTAATGATACTAATTTTGTAGAACTATTGAGAGTTCAAAATGGTATATTAAAGCAAATTCAAACTAATACTGAATATAACAAGGTAAGAGACTACATTGCAAAAAGAACATTTGATGAATCTGGAAATTACACCGTAAATCCATTTTCATTATCTTTGAATAACTCTCTGAATAATCTGAAAGGTAATAATGGAAAATATTTCTTTGGTGAACTTACAGCAAAAGGTAATACACCATCCGATGATTTGATGTGTGTAACCTTAGGTCCTGGAAAAGCTTATGTAAATGGTTATGATATTAATAAACCAACAACCACAGTATTGGATGTTCAGAAACCAAGAGAAACTGAAAAAGTAACAGGATCTCAAGTTCCATTTACATTAGGAAATGTTTTAAGACTCAATAACGTTTACGGTGGCGTTACAAATAAAAATGTAGTGTCTTTTTATAATGGGAGAAGAAGTGGTAGCAGTCCCACAGGTGGAAAAGTTGGTGAGGCAAGAGCATATTTGTGCAAATTAACGGATGCTTCATATACAGGAGCATCCTCAAATTGGGACCTATATCTTTATGATCCAACTTTTTTCACAGAATTAACTATAAATGAATCTGTCAATAGTGCAGAAGTAACTGCAGGAACGAGAATAGAAGGTTCTTCTAGTGGAGCAGTAGGATATTCAGTTGCTTCAGGAATTGGAACTGTAGTCACAGTTAGAATGCAGTCTGGAAAATTTTTACAAAATGAATCTATATCAGTTGGTATTTCCACTATTTCTAGAAGTATAACTGATGTGTTGTCTTTTAATCAGAATGACATTAAATCAGTTTTTGATGAGACTGTAACACCAGTATTTGCGGCAGACACATACTTAGATAAATCACTTGCAAATGGATTTAGTTCCGATGATACTATTTACATTGATACAAACTTTAATCTAAAGGCTAATAAACCTTTGACTGGAATAACAACCTCAACAGTTGTGAGGTTTTTAGAACCAAATCAAACTACAGAAAAATTTGCTCGTGTAGATAGTATTAATGCTGATGGATTAAGTGGTAGATTGGAAGCAGTATCAGCAGTATCGGGTGTGACCCTAACTAGCGCTCCAGGATCTAATATTCAAGTACCCTTCATTGTTGGAACAAGTAAAATCAGAAGACCAAATTCTGCATATTTGTTCTCTATTTTATCAAATAATAATGTATCTAGTGTAGAACTTAGTAATTCTAGGTTATCCTTTTCCGCGCAAGCAATTATATCACAATCTGTAACACAAAATGGAACTTTGGAATTGGGAGTTGCTGCATTTGATATCTATTCAGATACAACAAATGTGTCTTTTGACACATCCAAGGACATCGAAAAATTCTCCATTCACTATAGTAATGGAACTATAGAAGCATTAAAAGATGATCAAATTGAATATTCGAATAATAACAAAACAATAAAATTTAACAATATATGTAAGGGTGGAAGTAAGACAGTATATTTGGTAAACGCATCATTTGTTAAAACTGGAATACAAAGTAAAACAAAAGTACATAAAAAAAGTGAGCAATTAGATATATCTTTATCTAGCAATCAACAATCAGGATCTAGTGAGGGTTCATCTTTAAATGATGGATTAACATTCAATCGTTATTATGGTTTGAGAGTTCAAGATAAAGAAATTTGTCTAAGATATCCAGATGTATCAAGAATTTTAGCAGTATATGAATCTATAGATAGTAATGCACCGACTCTAGATAGTATCACATTTTCACCATTATATTCGGTATCAACTACAGTATTAGTTGGAGAAGATGTATATGGTCTCGATTCTCAAAGTATTGCAAGGGTTGTAGAGGTAAATTCAAATACAGTCAAAATTGTATATTATGGTAATAAGCAATTTAATAATGGGGAGCAAGTTACATTCACTCAAACAAATCTAACTGCACCTATACAGTCATTTAGTGCAGGATTATATAAAGATATAACTAAATCTTTTATTTTGGATAATGGTCAAAGAGATCAATATTATGATTTTTCAAGACTGAAGCGAATAAAGGGTCAAGCAGAACCAACCAAAAAATTAAAAGTTATATTCGATTATTATGATGTTTCTGGGTCCAATGTTGGTGAACTTTATAGTGTCTTAAGTTATCCAAATGATTCATATCAAAAAGATATTCCTAGAATAGGTTCTCTATCTGTTAGAGCCACTGACACTTTGGACTTTAGACCAAGAGTTTCGTATTTTAGCGGCAATTCATCATCTCCGTTTGATTTTTCATCAAGAACATCAAGTTTTGGAAGTTCTCCAGATGTAATATTTACGCCAGATGAATCATCAATAATAAATTATAATCATTATCTTGGAAGAGTTGATAAAGTTTACTTGGATCCTAATGGAGAATTTTCAATCGAAAAAGGAATATCCTCCAAAGAACCAAAAGGACCAAAGATAAAAGAAGATAATTTACATATTGCCAATGTTTCAATGCCACCATATCTTTATGATATTGGTGATATAAGAATTGATATGATTGACAATAGAAGATATACGATGAGAGATATTGGAAAGATAGAAGATCGTGTAGAAACATTGGAACGTGTTACATCTCTTTCTTTACTTGAAAGTAGCGCAAAATCACTGCAAATTCAAGATGGAGATGGTCTAGAAAGATTTAAAACAGGATTTTTTGCCGATTCATTTAAAAATAGTTCTTTATTAGATACTCTTTCATCACTATCAACCATTGAAAACGATGAATTAATTCCATTACAGTCAAATAGATCTATTGAGAATACTCCGATAACTAAAAATTCAATATCAGAAGTCAATTATGATACTACAGTTGATTATGAATTATTAGACAATAATGTTAAAAAAACGGGTAACGTAGTAACTTTAAATTACGATGAAGTTGATTGGATAGAGCAAAAATTAGCCACTAGAGTTGAAAATGTAAATCCATTCCATGTGATTCAATATGTTGGAGACATTAGATTATTCCCCTTCAGAGACATTTGGATTAGAACAGAGCAATTAGAAAACAAAGTATTAACACAACAATTAACACTAGCATTAGAAACTCAAAGTCAAACTGAAAGATTGATTTTGAATAATCAGGATGTAACTACTGGTACAGGTTCTGCAGGATTAGGTGAAGGTGGAATTAGAGATACTTGGACTTCTTTAACTTTAACAGATGGAACTGAATCTGAACCAACGACTTCGGTTTCATCTGACACATCATTATCAAGTACGAATGAAGTTTCATTTGTTGAGCAAATTCGTGATGAATACATGAGAAGTAGAAATACAGAATTTTCTTCTTCAAACTTAAAAGCATTTACTGAGTATTATGCTTCTCTAGATGGAGATAGTGGTATAAAAATTATACCAAAATTAATAGAAATTTCAAAAAATACGACGTTGACAGAACCTGGATCTACAAATTCATTCCAAGTCGGGGAAATTATCTCTGTCGAGTCTAATGGAAAAATTATAATGAATTGCAGACTTGCAAATGCAAATCATAAGGGAGGACAATATAATAATCCAAACCTAACATATACTGTCAATCCATATAACAGAAGTGAGCAAGCACAAGAACTTTATAGTTCTCAAAGTCCTTATTTAAATATTGACACTCATTCATTAGCAGAAAAATCTGCAGAGGCAGACGTAAGTGACAAAACCACATTTGTTGGTTATATTGAAAAAGGTGCAAAGATTTTTGGAAATACATCAAATGCTGTTGCTTATGTTAAAAATATAAGATTAATCACTGATAATTTTGGCGATCTTATTGGATGTTTCTTTGTAGATAATCCAAATAATTCTGGCCAAATTAAGAGATTTGCAACTGGAGAAAAAACTTTTAAGTTAAGTAACACTGCAAATGCTAGCAACTCTTTAGTCAATGGTAGTACAGACTATTCATCGGCAGAAACTACATATGTATCTGAAGGTTCTGTTAACAAACTTCAAAATATTGAAAGAATAGTAGAATCTGGTGCTTCATTGACAACAACAAATAATGTTAGAATTAAACAATTAAATGCGATAAGAAATGAGAACATTTCTACTACTGAAATTCCAACACCAATAATTAACAATATTACACAAATAATTCAAAGACAAAGACATGCAGATCCATTAGCACAAACATTTTTAGTTGGTACTGCAAGAGGTCTTAATAGTGGATGGACCGATGATATGAATGGTGCATTCCTAACTGCTGTTGATCTTTTCTTTAAAAAAGTTGACAGTGGATCTGCGGCACTTACCGTCCAAATAAGAACATGTGAATTTGGAATTCCAACTTTAACAATGATTGGCGATCCTGTAACTTTAAGACCATCTCAAATTAAGGTTTCTAATGATGCTTCTGTAGCAACAAAAGTTACTTTCCCATATCCAATATATTTGCCACCAAATCTTGAGTATGCAATAGTTTTAATGTCCCCAGAAAGTCAAGAATATGAAGTTTGGACTGCTAAAATGAGTGAAAAGACTATTGGTACAACGTCTTTACCTGATATCGAAAGTGTGAGGTATACTAGACAATTTGCTATCGGTAGTTTGTTTAAATCGCAAAATGGATCTACATGGACACCAGATCAAAATCAGGATTTAAAATTTAAATTATACAAAGCATCATTTACATCTACGGAAGGTAAATTATATCTAGGAAATAATAAAACAAAACGTAGACAGTTGGGACCAAATCCTATAACAACATTACCCAAAAAACTCAAGGTAGTGTTAAGTGCTGCTATAACAGATTCTGGAGATATTGCAAAGTTAGTTTCTGGAAGAAAAGTTACAGATAATGCTAGCGTCTCTTTTGGCGCTCATGGATTTATATCTGCCACTGGCGGTCCAGTAAACACGGTAGGACTTCAAACTCCAGGAAGTAATTACAAACCAGACACTTATGCTAAGATACCAACAACTGCAATTACTGGAAATGGATCTGGACTAGAATTAGGTTTTATTGTTAGTTCTAATGGTCAAATACCTTCCAGTATAACTATAAATGTTTCTGGAAACGGATATGCTGTTGGTGATGTAGTTGAAGTTGATACTAGTTCAATGGGATTCTCTGGATCTGGTGCAAGAATTACCATTACTAGTACAAACAATCAAATTGATACACTGTATCTAGATAACGTTATTGGATCTCTTAGTCAAAACAATCTTCCCAAGTATTATGAGGGAAGTACTCCCACTGCACTGTCTAATTCTTCTATTACTATATCTTCGATTAGTCAACTTGGTGATTATAATAATGGAAATTATTTCCGAGTCAATCATTTCTCACATGGAATGTATGCTACCAATAATTTTGTTCAAATCAGCAATGTTTCTCC